AAAAATATAAATTTATGTTACTAGCAAAAATTAAAAACAATACGGTGTTGTATATTGGAGAATCAAGCGAGTTATTTCCTAATATTTCTTTTAGTCTTATAGGCATTGACAATCAGTGGTTAACTGATAACGAATGTATGCTTGTTGAGTCTTATATAGATCATGATTCTGGCAGTTTTAAATTAGAATCGTGCGACTATTACATAAAATACGACAAAGTTTACACCGTTAATATAGCTCCTTTATCTTCGCAAGATTTATTGCAAAAAGAAACTCAAAAAGCACAAGAGGTGCGCAGTCAGCGCAACATACTACTAACACAATCAGATTGGACGCAAGTATTAGATACACAAGTAGACAAGGCAGCATGGGCAGTTTATCGCCAAGCATTGCGAGACATTACATTGCAAGCAGAATTTCCTTTTAATATAGAATTTCCGGTGATTCCATGACTATAATCATTGAAGATGGAACAGGATTAGCAAATGCTGAAAGTTATGTTTCAGTAGTAGACGCTAACACATATCATTCAAAATTTGGAAATGATGCTTGGACTGATTTAGATACGTCAGTAAAAGAGCAACTACTACGAAAAGCCACAGACTACATGGTCGCGCAGTATCGGTTGCAATACGCGGGTTATCGTAGATATTCAACTCAGTCGTTAGACTGGCCGCGTTTATACGTTCCATTAATTGATTCATTATCGGCAAATGTTTTTCCGCAATATGTGGATTTTGACATTGTGCCAACCACTGTAAAAAATGCGTGTGCTGAATTAGCATTGAAATCTTACACAGCAATTTTAATGCAGGATTTAACACAAGGCGTTATTCGTGAAAAAGTAGACGTTATTGAGGTGGAATATGACAAATATTCACCACAACAAACCCGCTATGCTCAAATTGACGCCATGTTATCCGTGTTTTTTAAACAACAGGGTAATGATATGTCGAGATCATTGGTGAGAACATGACACTTGATGCTCGCGCTCGCTCTACAGCAGATAAATTGCTCGATAAGTTTGGCAAATCAATTACATTAACGTCAATTGTTGAGGGCACTTATGATCCAACAACGGGCGAGTTATCTGGCGGAACAACAACATCAACTAATCACACTGCCGTTATCAAAGATTATAACGGGATTGATTTTATTAGCGGTGTAGTACAAGCAGGCGATAGAAAGGTAATGATTGCGGCATTAGGCGCACCAACGCCACAACCAGCCGACAAAGTAACCGTTGATAGTGAAGTTTATCAAGTGGTGGCGGTTCGTCATATCTGGTCGGGTGAATTACCCGCGCTTTATGAAATGCAGGTGAGAAAATGACGGGTTCAATGTCGCAAATTGTAGCTCGTGCAACAAATCATGTTGATAACAAAATACGCGCTGCAACAAGTGAAGTATTTTCAAACATTATCCAAATGACACCAGTTGATACTGGACGCGCTCGCGGAAATTGGCAATGCACAATTGGTGCGCCTTTTACGGGCGAAGATGACACAGGCGATGTTTTAAAAATGCAAAACGTATTGCCAAGACGCGCAGGAAGTGTTGTTTATCTGACAAACAACGTGCCATATATTCAAAAATTAGAATATGACGCGCACAGTACACAAGCACCAAACGGCATGGTTCGCGTATCAGTTGCATTATTTGAAGGGGTTTTAAATGGCACTAGTTGAGATTAGAACGGCATTGGAAACAAAACTTAATGCGCTAACGCCTGCACTTGCAACAGCGTGGGAGAGTGTGCCTTATACTCCTGTTACTGGCACGGCTTATCAACAGGTTAATCTAATGATTGCAGATACATTAAACCCTACGTTAGGCGGTAATCATTATCGTATTAAAGGGTTTATGCAAGTGTTATTATGTTATCCACCTAATGCAGGTGCAAAAACAGCAGGAACACGCGCTGATTTACTCGTTAATCATTTCAAACGCGGCACAAGTTTAACAAGTGGTGGTGTAACTGTTATTATTGACAAGACACCATCAATTGCACCGGCTTTAATTGACGGTGAAAGATATAAAATACCGGTATCAATTTACTTTTCAGCAGATATTTATTCATAAGAGGTTACACAATGACAATTGCTCAAGGCGTTAAAAAAGTCGTATCGTACAAAAAACAAACTGGTTTAGGTTCGCCCGCATCAGGTTCTGGTGGTCAAGAATTAAGACGTGTTACAAGCACGATTAACTTAACCAAAGAAACATTCCAATCAAACGAGATTCGCCCAGATCAACAAGTTGCCGATTTCCGTCATGGTTCAAGACAATCAACGGGAACATTAAGCGGTGAGTTATCAGCGGGAACATATAAAGACTTTTTGCAATCAGTATTGCGTAAAGACTTTGTTGCTATTTCATCATTAACCAGTGCAGCAGTTACTATTGTTGCATCAACTGGCGTAATTACGTTTCAAACTGGCAATCCATTAACGGCTGGCATTAAGATCGGCAATGTGGTTCGTATTACAGCGGGCAGCGTTAACGCAGCTAACTTAAACAAAAATTTATTAGTTACAGGCGTAACATCAAGCACATTAACAGTTAAAACGTTAAACGGTAGTGCGTTGGCTGATAATGCAACATCAGTTACTGGCGTAACCATTGCTATTCCCGGCAAGTACACTTATGTGCCAGAAACAAGCCAAACACAGGATTATTACACTATTGAGCATTGGTTTTCAGACGTTGCGCAGTCAGAGGTTTATACTGACATTATGCAAACTAACGCACAGGTTAAAATTCCTGCAAATGGTATGGCTACCATTGATTTCCCATTGGTCGGCTTAAACGTTACTACTGGCACATCACAAGTTTTAACTTCACCAACTGCGATTACAACAGGTGGCGTTACTGCGGGTGTAAATGGTTTATTACTTGTTGCAGGCACACCAGTTGCCATTGTTACTTCAATTGATTTTGACATTAACGGCAATATTGCAGTGGCAGACGCGGTAGTGGGTTCATTAACACGCCCAGATGTTTTTCAAGGCGTTGTAGGCGCAACAGGTACATTTAGTGCTTATTTCACTGACGCAACATTCCGCGATTATTTTATCAATGAAACCGAAGTGTCTATCATTGTTGCATTAACAACAGATAGCACTGCAACGGCTGATTTTGTATCGTTTACCATGTCGCGCGTTAAAATTGGCGGTGCTGATGTAACCGATGGCGCGTCTGGTTTAACTCGCACATTCCCATTCACTGCGCTTAAAAATACAGCGGGTGGTAGTGCGGTGGCTAATTTAGCGACAACAATCATGGTTCAAGATTCACTCGCTTAAAAATAGTGCTACAATTACCCACGCTTGCAATCATGCGGGCGTGGGTATTTTTTTATAAATCAACAGGAACATACGAACATGAGTAAAAAAACAGGTTTATCATTTGATGATTTAGATTTAGTTAGCGCGTCAGAAAACGCTTATGAATTTGAATATTTAAGAGCTGACGGTGGCGATACAGGCGTATTTATTACAGTGCTTGGTTCACAATCACCAAAAGTACAAGATTGGGTACGCAAAACGTTAAACCGTAGAAAATCACAAGATCAGTTAGCGGCTAAACGCGGAAAAGAAATTGAGCGCACAATCGAAGATGATGAACAATTTGGCATTGACGCAGCAGCAATTCGTGTTGTCGGGTGGCGTGGAATTACTAACTTTGAATATTCACCAGAGAACGCCACAAAGTTAATGGAACGCAACAGCGAAATCCGTGAACAAGTATTTGAGGCAAGTAATAACTTGGGAAACTTCACCAAAGCCTAATCAATGACATTGTCGAGTTTGGCACACGAGAATTTGAACTCAGCAAAACAAACGACAATGGCAGCAGTTTACGCGATGAAGCTCAAGCGATTATTGCAATGGGGCATGAGATACCAGACGATTATAAATCGCTGCCTATGCCAGAAAATTACGCCTACTGCTGGGCGTGGTTTGGTGAATTAAGCCGAACACGCTCAAGCAATGGGTTTGGTCAAAATCCAATTAGTTACGCGGAAATTGACGCATGGTCAAAATTGACCAATATAGAATTAACGCCATTAGAAGTAAGTGCTATTATGCGGCTCGATAGTGCTTATTTAACAATTCAAGCAGAGCAAATTGCAAAACGGAGCAAAACAAAATGACCACCGATACCTATTCTATTCAAGTCGCAGTTGATTCGACCAGTGCAGTAACAGCATCACGCAATCTATCTGCAATGGAACAAGCCACTGGACGCAGTGAACGTGCGTTGAGTAGTCTAGGTAGCGTTGCAAAAATAGCAGGGAGCGCATTGGCTGGTATTAGCATTGCTTCACTTGCTAGAGATATTTTAAAAATAAATATTGAATTTGAAAATATGCGGGCGCAATTGCTATCTGTTACAGGAAGCTCAGTAATGGCTGCTAAAGCAATGGCAGATATTCAAAAGATTTCACGCGAAACACCACAATCACTTCAAGAAATTACAAAGTCTTACATGATGCTAAAGAATTTTGGTATTGAACCAACAATTCAAGTCATGAGAGATTTAACAAATATTACGTCTAAGGTTGGTGGCGATTCAGATACATTGTCTGGGATTATTCGCCAATTAGGGCAAGCTTATGCAAAAAATAAACTTCAAGCAGAAGATGCAAATTCAATAATTGAACGCGGGATTCCTATTTATTCATTACTTTCACAAGTAACTGGAAAAACAACATCAGAAGTTTTAAAGATGATGGAGGCAGGCAAAATAACACGTCCAGTTATTGAAGATTTAATTCATGCAATGGGTAGTAGTGCAGTTGACGCAAGCGCAAACAAAATGCAAACGCTTGGCGGCAAAGTAGATATGCTTGGTGAGGCTTGGCATAATTTTGAGGACGTTTTGCTTAATGATAAAGCCAGTGGAATATTGGGAAATATTGTTTCTGGTATGATTAAATCAATAGATTATTTAACAGAACGTTTTGGAACAAGTGTTGGAAAGCAAATTGCAGATTTAGAAGTTAGTGTTGCAGCGGCTAAGAAAAACATACCAGAAAATAAAAATAGTGCGTCTTATGCAGCAGCTAATGAATCTTATATGCAGCAGCAAATTATGCTTGACCAATTAAAAAGACAAAAACAACTTGCTGATGCTGAAGCGTCAACCACAACAGAAAAAATTAAAAATGATAAAAATATTCAAAAATCACAAGACGAAACCATACGTTTAAGAGATTTAGAAATTAAAAGAGTTAAAGAATTTGGAACAGCCACGCAGCAAGAAAACCAAGCATTAAAAGAAGCTAAAGATACTTATGGTGAAGTTACTGCATCAATGAAAGAGCAGATTCATCAAAAATACTTTCATAAAGATATAACCGCAGCACAAACAAAATTAACTAAAGAAGAATCAGCGGCCAAAAAAGAAGCAGCAAAAGCCACTAAAGATTTAGCAGAGGCAGAGCGTTATTTTAATGAACAGCTTAATGCACAGGTAGCGTCAGCAGAAAACGCGGGCAAACTATTTGCAGCACAGCAACAAACAAAAATTGCAGCACTTGAAGCAGAGCGCGTATCTATATCAGATAAAGCAGCTATTGAGTATGAATCAGCAAAAACTTATGAAGAAAAATCACGCATATTAAATGAATCACAATCTGCGACCAATTTATTATTGGCTAAAGAAAAAGAAATCCGCGATTCATTAACTAATCAAAGCGCGGAAACCATTGACGCTAAAATTGCAGCGGCTCAGGCAGAATTAGATAACGCGGGAAAATACAATTTAACGCTGGCTGAACAATTACGCTTAAAAACTGAAATTGCAGGATTGCAAACAGATAAAGCAGTATTAGCAGAAACATCAACGCAATCTGATATTAAAGCAAAATCTGACGCTGAACAAAAAGCAAACAAAGACAAAATAGATGCCATCAAAGCCATTAGTGACGCTCAGACAGCCGCTAACACAGCAGCAAGCGCACAAATGGATATATTGACAGCTAACCTTGAATCAGCAAAAGAAGCTGCTACAGGACTTGCTGATGCGTTTGGAAGTGTCGGAGGTGCAGTAGGTGGTTTAGGTGTTGCGCTTGCATCTTATGAAAAATCACAAGCGGCCATTACGGATGGATTACAAAATCAATTATTTGAAATCCAAAAGCTAAACGATGGCAAAGGAGATCAAGCTAAAGCCGATAAAGCCATTGCAACAGCAAATCAAAAGCAATCACAACTGCAAGTTAAGTCATACGGTGATATGGCGGCAGCGGCTCAAGGTTTCTTTAAAAAAGGTTCAGCAGGTTATCAAGCATTAGGCGCAGCAACTAAAGTTTTCCGCGCGTTTGAGATGGCTCAATCTGCATTATCTATGGGCAGAATGATTGCGGATATGGGCAAAACTGTTGCCGCTTATTTATTTGGCGAAACAACAAAAACAACAGCAAAAGTTACCAGCTCAACAATTGGAATTGCAGCAGATACAGCAGGGGCGGGTGCGTCAGCAACAAAAGCAGTCGCAGATGCTTCACAAGGTGATCCTTACACGGGATTAGCGCGTGGTGCAATGATGCTTGCATTTATGGTTGCTATCGGAGCAATGGCAGCAGGTGGAGGAGGCGGTGAAGCATCGCCAATAACGGGCGCAGATTACATTACAAAAGAAACAGATAAATATAAATCATCAATGGGTGGAACTGTTCTTGGTAGTGATGAAATGTCTAATTCAATTCTTGATGCGCTTGATACGATTAGCTCAAATTCTAGTGCAGATTTAGATTACACAAAAGGCATGGCTAGAAGTCTTGAGGTTTTATCTTATTCCATGAAAGGCGTTGCAAATTCAATTGCAAAAAATTATGGCATTGATACTTCATCGCTTGGCTTAGGTACGTCAACAAGTGGTTTCTTTATGACAACCACAACTACAAAAGAATTTGCTGGTAGTGGCATTAAGTTTGTCAAGGATACATTAGGAAACATTGTTGAAAGCGGAATTATTGCGGGTCGCAATTATTTACAAACACTTGTTACTAAAACATCAAGCGGTTTTTTAGGAATTGGCGCGTCAACAAAACAATATATATCAACAAAATGGTCGCCATTAAATGATGAAATAAGTGCGTCAATTGCTTACTCACTTGGAAAGATACAAGAAAATGTTGTTTCATTAGCGGGAGATTTTGGCGAAGTAGCGTTAGAAAAATTAAAATCATTTGAAATTGATTTGGGTAAAATGCCGCTTGGAAAAGATGCAGCAGCTAATACTGAAATTATCAACGGCGCATTATCAAAACAAGCTGATTTAATGGCAATAATTGCTAATTATTCTTATGCAGATTTTCAACAAATTGGCGAAGGGTATTATCAAACATTAAACCGCGTATCAATTGCTATTTCTACAGCACAAACAAAATTAAAAGTATTAGGCATTAACGCTATTGAATATACCGACATTATCAATAAACAAGGCGATGTTGAGCGTGAAATGGTTACGCAATCACTTCAACTAGCATCAGCATTCACAGACGTTAACGATATTATTGGAAAATTGCCCGGCACAGCGGATGATATTATTGAAGCGTTTAAAGGATTAAACAGCATTAAAACAGGATTGTCGGCCATTGGCGCGTCTGGCTTATTATTAACGCAAGACTTAATCAATGTGGCTGGTGGCGTTTCTAAATTTGACAGTACGTTAACTGATTATATTGATAATTATTTAACTAAAACAGAACAATCAGCATATAAAACAGGTTTGTTGACTGATAAGTTTAAGCAACTTGGTTTAGTGTTGCCCGTGATGAGTACAAATGCAGAAGAATCTAAAACATCATATAGAAAGTTGCTCGATGTTTTAAAAAATGATACAAGCGATACAGGAAAAGCTATTTATGCCACAGCATTAGGAATGGCTGGGGACTTTGCAAGTGCAGCAGAAGATTATGCGGCTATTGTAAAAGAACGCACAGACGCCATAAAAGCAACCATATCAACCTATGAAGATTATCGCATTGCCATTTATAAAAAGTTAGGCGAACAAAATCCAGTGGCAAAAGAAGAAGCGTTACGTTTAGAGCGTGAAAAATCTATGCAAGGCATGGACGATTTGACGCGTAAATACACAACGGCACTAAATGAATTATCTGACGCGGGCGCGGAATTAACAAGCACAACCACTGCACTCGAAACAGCCTATAAAAACTTAACCGCAATGCGTGATAAATTTGTGACATTAGGTCAAGGTTTAAAAACGTATTACGATCAGCTAATGAGTGTCGGCAAACCACAAGCAACACCACAAGAAATTTATAATGCAGCTAAGAAATCATTTCAAGACACAGCAGCAGAGGCAGCAAAAGGAACGGAAAGCGCATTAGCATCATTGCCTGAAGTTTCAAAAGCATTTTTAGAAGCATCTTTAAAATACAACGCTACTGGTGACGCTTATCAAGCCGATTATGTATCTGTGTTAAAAGCATTAGAAAAAGGCATGAGCGCGGCAGATAGACAAATTGAAATAATGAATAAGCAGCTTGCTGAAGCTGAAAAAGCAAACGTAAATTTACTTGGCGTAAAAGCAAAAACAACGGATGTTGATAGTAGCATTGCATTATTATCAACAGCGGTTAATAACTTTTCTAATGCAATGGCTAATTACACGCTGCAAGTCGCAAAAGTAACCGCTGTAGATAATACAATTAAAACTGAAATTGAAAACAAGCAAACGGAATTGAACCAGATTGCTGCTGATAATACAGCCGCTATAGCAGCAAATGAAGCGCAAAGAATTTTGCGTGAAAAAGAAATACAAGATGCAGCAATTGCTAAAGCAGCAGCAGATAAAGCAGCCGCAGATAAATTAGCATCTGAAAAAGCAAAACAAGATGCTATTAATGCAACGCAAGCAGCACAAGCAGCTGCTGAAGCAAATTATATTGCGGCACAAGAATCAAAAAATAAACAAAATATAATTACATTAACAAAATCAGATTTAGATGATATTTCAAAATTAACTGTATTAAATAATTCAAACACACAAACATCTCAAACTGTTGTAACAACGTTAACTGCAATTGAAACAACACAATCAGCACAAGCAGCGGCCGAACAATCTTACAAAGCAGCACAAGCAACATTATCAACGCAAAAATCAATTGAATTAACTTTGTCAGATATGGCGGCAATTAGTGGATTAAATGTTATTTCTCAAAATACGGCTCAATCAAATCAAACTGCATCAACTAAATCTGCAAAATATGATTTATTTGGAAATTATATTGGTACTTACGCCAACGGTGGCATGGCTAGCGGTTTATCACTTGTAGGCGAACAAGGCGCGGAATTAGTTAACTTTACCTCACCTGCAAATGTTACAAGCCACCAACAAACCACTGGTTTATTCGATTCAATTGGAAATGCGATTGACGATCAAAGCGCATTATTAAAAGAGCAGGTGGTTGAATTAAGAGCGTTGGTTAATTTACAATCCAATGCAAACGTGGCATTGATTAACGAGATGCAAGAAATGAAAGAAGAATTAAACACCATTTCACGCAAAGCTAAACTTGAGGCGGCAGCATGATATATCTTGTTGAAATAGTCGCGGCAATTGACGCAGCAGGCACGACAACCACGCTGCGTTATTGTTCACAGCCTTACACCACAAAACCGTCTGATACGCCTGCAAATACTTATTATGACGATAGGATTGTAAACCCTGCATCAATTAGCCGCACACTTTACAGTAATGGCACAACAAGCGGTGCAAGTCGTGTTAATTATGGCGCAGTTGAATTATCAAACGTTGATGGCGGATTGGATTATATTTTGCCTTACTCGTTTGATGGCAGATCGCTTGTCATTAAAATTGGAAATGAAGGTGATGCTTATTCAGCATTTAATACTATTCTCAACGGCACAATGGAGCAGGTGGAGTTTACATTTTCAAAAGTAACAATTCTTGCACGGGATAAATTAGCCATTGTTGATATGCCATTGCAGACAACGCTTTATGCAGGAAATAATACATTACCTAATGGCGTTGAAGGCGTGGCTGATATTGCAAAATCACCTAAACCATTGCTTTACGGGCAGGTGTTTAATATTGCGCCAATCATGGTTAACAGCTCAAAATTAACCTATCAGATAAATGATGGCGCAATTGCGTCAGTAGGCGCAGTTTATGATCGCGGTGTTGCGCTAACATTTCATGCTGACGAACCAAATGTTGCTGACCTTGAGGCACATGACCCACCATCGGGAAAATACACTACTTGTTTAGCACTTGGATATATTCGAGTCGGCTCAGTCCCAACAGGCATATTGACCTGTGATGCAACACAAGGCACGGCATCATCTAATCGCACAGTGGCGCAGGTTTTAAAGGCAATGGCATTAAAAGCAGGCATTAGCTCAGGTGATATAAATGCAAGCGATGTCACAGCGTTAGATACAGCAAACAATAGCGAAATTGGAATATGGATTGATGGTGCTGATAGTGCAATGGTGGCAATGGATAAAGTATCACAATCCATTGGTGCATATTTTGGCTTTGACGCGCTTGGCGCATTGCGCATGGGATTATTCACAGCACCAACGGGCAGCGCAACGCTTGAAATTGATATTCATAATATTATTTCAATTGAGCATAGTCGCACTAGCGATACAGACAAAGGAATCCCATCGTGGAGGGTTAATTTAACTTATCAAAAAAATTATACCGTGCAAGATGTTGATTTGGCTGGCTCAGTTACCGCAGCGCGTAGAAGTGTTTTGTCATTACCTGCATTAACAAAATCGGCTGAAGATACCGCAATAAAAACGCAATATACACTCGCGCCAACCATTGAAAAAGAATCGTTACTTGTTGATGCAACAGCGGCTCAAACTGAAGCAACGCGGTTGTTGAATTTGTACAAAGTAAGCCGCGATTTGTACACAGTAACCATTGCATTAGATTTAACTCAATCGTTGCCTGACTTAAATAATGTTGTAAATATAACAATGAATCGTTTTGGGTTAAATTCTGGTAAACTATTCAAAATTATCGGTATTGAATCCGATTATTCACGAAACCGCGCAACGCTAACGCTTTGGGGATAGCATGGCTAATACCATTATCAGTTATCAAAACAGAATTGACGCAGCTACCTTTGGTGCTTATGGCTCATGGTCAACAACGCTACCACTGGAAAATATCAAAACGCGCCAATTATCTAAAGTTGCAAGATCAACAAATAATGCTAATTCAAGCACGCGATTACGTTTTTCAACGGACATTGCAAGAATTATCTCAACAGTTGGTATAATTTCTCACAATTTAACGTCCAGCGCAAAATGGCGTTATCGCGTTTATTCTGATAGCGGATACACAACACTTGTTTATGATAGCGGTCAAGTAGATGTTTGGCCTCAATCGCCTTACGGCACTTATGAGTGGGAAGATGTGCATTTTTGGGATTTGACGCCAACAGACGAAGAAATTAATTTTTATACAAAAACATTAATTTTATCAATTCCTGTTGTTGTTTCAGAACAATTTTATCAAATTGAATTTTTTGAAAGTGTATCCACTTATGTTGAGCTTGGGCGAATTTTTATCGGAACAAAATATCAGCCAGTTTTAAATATGAATTTAGGTGCATCTATTGGTTATGAATCACCTACCATTATTGATACCGCTATGTCAGGTGCAGAATTTTTTGATAGACGTGAAAGTTTTAGGGTTGCACAATTTACGCTTGACCATTTAACTTATGCCGAGTCAATTTTAAACAATGACATTATGAAAATCAGCGGAACAGACGCAGAAATTTTATATATTTGGGATGATGCAGACGCGTTGAATTTACAAAGACGTGCTTTTTTAGGGCGTTTGCGCACATTATCGCCTATTGCTCAGCCATATAATACAAGATACCAAACAACATACGAGATTAAGGAATTATTATGAGTTCAGTTACTTTTAGCACAACAGTTGGTGGAGACGGGTCAACAGTAACAGATGATGATGATGCAACAACAGGTCTAAGAAATGGGGGTTGGCGCACGCGATTTGTACCGGCATTAGCGCAAGAGGTAGCGGTTGCAGCAAACGCAGTAGCTAGCGCAACTGCGGCTCTTTCATCTAAAAATGCAGCAGCGGCAAGCGCGTCAACCGCAACAACACAAGCATCTAACGCATCTACTTCAGCAACAAACGCATCAAATAGCGCAACAGCCGCAGCCGCTAGTTATGATTCATTTGATGATCGTTATTTAGGTGTAAAAACATCTGACCCTAGCGTTGATAATGACGGCAATGCGCTACTTGTTGGTGCGTTATATTGGAACAGCGCAACTAGCGTATTTAAAGTGTGGTCTGGTAGCGCGTGGATTACTAATTTAACATCAAATCAATTTGCCGCAAACGTAGCCACATTTCTTGCAACGCCCTCTAGTGCTAACCTTGCAGCCGCATTAACAGACAAAACGGGGACAGGAGCAAATGTATTTGCAACTAATCCAACCTTCCCTGCGCAAATTAACCTCACTGCAAACTCTGGCTATAATATTTATGCTTCGGGGTCGGCTGATAACTATTTGGCTGGGAGCTTGGGGATTGGTAGTCCAGTTTTAACGGGATATAACCTACGAGTTGATAAACAAATAACAGGTAGTGCTAACCCTATAAATTGTTATTTAGTTGGAGAAGTACAAGCTGATGCAACAGGGGATGCTCATAACATATACTCGTCACCTAGTGTAGCTAACTCTACATTTACACTTCCAGCACTATATCATTTTAGGTGTGTACAAGGCACTTTTGGTGCTAGCGCGGCAGTAACCAATCAATTTGGATTTAATGCTACTTCTAACCTCACAGACGCAACCAACAACTACGGTTTCTACGGTGGTATAAACGCCTCTGCTGGCACAACTCGATATAATCTCTACATGGCAGGAACGGCTGATAATTATTTGGCTGGAAATCTTGGTGTAGGAAATGTCCCTGTATCATCTATTACAGCAGTAGGTACAGGTCAGTCAACTGCTTCATTTAATACGTCAACTGGCTTAGGGGGCGCGTTAATTGTAGGGGATACTGGCGGATCAGCGGGTAATGGAGGGGCGATTGTATTTTCCGCATCGTATACCGCGTGGCGATTTGCAGCTATTAAAGGTATGGCGGTAAATGGCGCAAGTAATTCACAAGGCGACCTTGTATTCTCTGTTAGACCAGCTGCGACTGATTTAACATTAACTGAGTCATTTAGGCTTCTTGCAAGTAAAGACGCTACTTTTGCAGGGTCGGTAGGGATTGGGGCTACTGCAAACGCATCTGCTATTCTTGACGCACAGTCAACCACTAAAGGTGTTAGATTCCCTAACATGACCACCACACAGAAATTAGCTATTGCTACACCAGCGGCAGGTCTTGTGGTATTTGATACAACATTAAGTAAACTTTGCGTCTATTCTGGCGCGGCATGGCAAACAATCACTTCAGCTTAAAAATAGGAATTAAATCATGACAACAACATACACATACGAACCAACTAACTTGCAACGCGACCAACACGGTATTGTGAACCAAGTGCAATTTACAATCACAGCATCAAACGGCACAGACAGCGTAACGGTTAACTCGATTACAGGCTTACCTGCTCCTAAAGGCACAGCGATTGATTACGATAAACTATCAAAAGAGCAAGTCATTGAGTGGATTCAAAAGCTAGTAGGTACACAGTCTGAAGCGTTAGCAGACTCAGAATTAGCGGCTCATATTGAAAACAAACAAATTGTACTATCTAACGGAACGCCTTGGAGCAACTAATATGATTACTTGGAACTTATCTAAAGAAGCTGCAGAAGCCGTATTAAATATGTTAGGTCAACTCCCAACAGCATCTGGTGCATATCCCCTGCTTGTTGATTTAAAACAGCAAACTGAAAAACAAATAGAAAGCAAAGAGGATTAGTTATGCCTGATGAAAAATGTCGTTTGGCAAAAGTAGAGCAACGAATTGACGCACTTGAAGAAGTGTTTGAAGATAGAGGAAAAAAACTTGATGCAATAATCCATGCACTTGATGAAATGAAAACAGAGCAATCACGTTATAAAGGCTTTATCGGTGGGATTGTGTTCACTGTAGGAGCATTGTTTTCATTCCTTACATGGTGGACGAGTAAATAATGGAATTTCTGCAATTTGCCACTGACGTTGGATTTCCAATCGCTGCGGCTTGTGGCGGTATCTATTTTGTTTTTCTCACACAAAAGTTTTTGCTTGATAGTGTGCTCGAGCGGATACAAGGCTTGATTGCGATAATTAGGCAATTAGACAAACGCATTACCTCCATGTCGCAAGATATAATTAAAATTGATGCGCTTATGTCTGAAGCGTTAGATATTGCAAAAGAAAAGGAAAAAAATGGAAGCTGATGCAATTGCAAAATACATTAACCAATATGGCTTTCCTATCATTGCGGCAGGGGGCATGGGTTATATTGTCTATTATGTGTGGGTTTGGGCAACAACAATTGTCAAGCCAATACTTGAAGAAGCTTATGTTGTGCTTGTTGAGCTTATCGACCAAATACGCGTACTAGATAACGATATGATTCGATTAACACAAAAAATTAGCACTATTTTATTGATGCGGAGTAAAAAATGAAAACAGGTGAGCGTGGTTTAGCGTTAATTAAAGAGTTTGAGGGTTGCAAATTATCTGCTTATCAATGCCCTGCTGGAATTTGGACAATTGGTATAGGCAGCACACATTATGGTGATGGTACGCCAGTCACTAAAGGCAGAACGCTACCAACAGAAAAAGCCGCCATTGCTTTGCTTGCTGCAACCATTGGGCAATATGAAAAAGCGGTTAATGCAATGGGTGTTGAGTTAACACAAAATGAGTTTGATGCACTAGTTTGTTTATGCTACAACATAGGCGCAGGTAATTTTCTTAAATCAACATTGGTCAAAATGCTTAAAGCTGGTGATGATAAAGCCGAAATTGCAAAACAGTTTTTGCGCTGGGATAAAGCAGGTGGTAAATCACTCGCAGGTTTAACACGCAGGCGTAATGCTGAAGCGGAATTATTATTAACGCCATAATAAAAAAGCCGCTTATTCAGCGGCTTTGTTTTTTGCTACCCATTTTTGATAGGCTTCTTCAGGTGTTGAGCCGGAACATACAGCCGTTGTTTGTGTGTAACATAACCAAATTCTACCTATCTTTTTAAGTCGTGGTTTCATGCACTGCGTTCACTTATAAACACGGGTTGCATGGGATTATCTGCAAACCATTTTAATTTTATCAAATAATTGCGCATGGCTTGATAACGCAAGCCGCCTGATGGTTTACCACTTTTAAATTCATACATTACACGCCCTCTTTTTCTTTTAACTTATCAAAATACCACTGCGCCTTTTTTAAATCCTCAGTGCCATTTTTTTGTTTGTATCGCCATTGATATTTAAAAATATTACCACGTAAAAAACCGATAAACTCTTCTTTGGTTAGCATCGATTCGATTGCGTCAATGCACTCAATAGAGCCGCTAGTATAGTGGCTTGGTGAATTTACTGGGTCGCTTGTTTTAATCGGTGCGCCTGCATTAACCCGTTCTTTCTGCTTGTTTATGTGCTTAATCACGTTATCCAAGCGCACTGGTGAGCATTCAACGGGTGGCGGTAATTCTTCATAGCTTGCCAGAGTGTACAGGTAAGCATTATCAATTTTATCCACAGACTTATGCACAACCCCCTCTTTGATTAACTTTTGAATTTTAAAATCCACTTGGTGTTGTTTTAGATCAGTCATTTCTGTGATCTCGCGCATTGTCATACCTTGTCGGTTTCCTTTTTGGAGGATTTGTTTAATCATTTTTTAATCTCATTAAGCTGATAAGGATGGCAGGTTAAATTCCATTTTGAGCTAGTCAACTGCATAGATTTCAAAACAAAGTCTTGTCTTGTTGCCGCTGATTCACATGATACCTTGTCTGCAAATGTGGCTGTTGACTGTGTAATATCACCGCGTGAGATGATTGTACTAATTAGTATGTAAGCTGTTGTTGCAATCATTTTGTTTCTCCGATGTAGCGGTATTGATTACTTTCTTTAAATATTGGTGCGCAAGTATGTTTACGCCAAACGTATGCTGCCTCCTCACTTGCCCATTCAAACTCCAGCCAAGGATCTACCCTCCGCGCTGCTACTTCTGCGTACTTAGCTATTATTGCTGCATGTGGATGTGGTGTGATGACAGCTTCTGGTCTATCCCAACTACATATAGTTGTACGTTCAACTTCTATTATTTCACTGTTAAGCCAAACGGCATCTAATTCAACTCTTGTTATTATAGAAGACGTATTATTCCAATCTGGCTCAAATTGATTACCTGTTTGCTTTTCGTTCCATTCGTGAAACTCCTCGTATAAATCCCTACTAGTCGATTGGTTACTAGCAATACCAATCAATTCCATAATTTGATCGTTTGTTAATAATGCCATGTTATTTCTCCAGTATCGCAATACATCTATCTATGGCAGGCTTGGTTATTATCGGCATATCCCACTCGCTAATGTAATCAAGGTGCTCTCTAGTTTCTTTTAAAGCATCTAGTAATTCACTAGTTTTCTTTTCATTCCATTCATGAAACTCCTCATATAAATCTTTACTTGTTGATTGGTTACTAGCAATGCCAACCAATTCCGCAAGTTGTTCGTTTGTTAATAAGCTCATTTTTTACCTTCTTTTATTTTTAAAGTATGCAATTCACCAATTCTAGCGGCATTGATTAACCATGCTAATTGGCGCAATATTCCTTGTTGTTCTTTTACATATTGCTCAGGTGTCATTTTCCTGTACTCCCAAAGCCACCTGCACCACGTTCAGTCACCGTTCTGAACTCGTCAACTTCTTCAAAAATAGGACGCAACACAGGAACAAACAGCATTTGAGCAATGCGTTCGTTAGGCTGGATTCGATAGCTGTCACCGTGCGACATTCTCAGCTTAACCATGATCTCGCCCTGATAATCGCTATCAATCACGCCAACCGTGTTCATCAAACCAACGCCATAATTAAACCCCAAGCCACTGCGCGGAACAATCAATCCGACAACAGACTTATCAGCAATGTGAATTGCAATGCCTGTAGGGATTAAAACAGGCGTTTCTGGTGTTAAAAGCATCGTTTCGTCAATACAAGCGCATAAATCAATCGCTGCTGCACCTGCTGTTTGAAATTGTGGAATAATTGCGGTTGGTCGTAACTTTTTAATTTCAATTTTCATTTTGTTTCCTTTAAACCAACGTTTTGAAATAAACTATTGTTGTGTTTGTGCGGATTTGTGTATTCAGCTCCGCTATATTTACTCGCTGTTAAAAAATCGGTTTCAATTGGCTTATCAAGTACGATATCAGTTAATTCACCAATGACAGCAATCAGCTCATCGCTGTGGTAGTCTGGTACATCACTTTGCATAAAAACATACATCTCTAAGCCGGATAGCAACTTTAGGATGCGGAGGGCTAGTTCTTTATTCACAGGTTTTTGCTCATCTAGGTCTAGTTCAGCTTGTATGTCCCAGTACAAATCATAATGAGTTTCTTTTAATTCGCGCAGTGTATCTCGCACTCTTTTTAACAACTCTCTTTCTTTACTCATTTCAATACTCCACATTGCGTTTGTAAAGATTCATATTTTTTTTGAAAGTCGATTCCTTTAAAAAAAAAAGACAGTTTGCTATAATTAATATAAAAATTACCGCTGTACTTCTCATAACTCCACCTCCCCAGAGTTCAGCATATCGCAAGCCTTTTGTGCTAATTTAAGTGTTGTAAAGTAAGGTGTAATACTTTCGCTAGTGCCATCTGATGAGCAATTCCATCTATCTTGTTCGTGAGAAAAATATAAAAAATATTTTCTATCGTCTGGACTAAACCAACTCATCAACACATCATCCCCACACAGCTCATCTCTCAGTGCCAACAAACGATTAAACTTGCGCATCTCAATCGCTGCGCGTTCTGCTTGTTGTTTTGTTTGACGTTCATGTCCAAAATGACGAATATCAAAGGAAGTATCGCCTTTGCTCACATTACCTAAACAATCAATCCACCAATCTCCAGAAACAGGTTGCCAATTTTTAGGTTTAGGTTCAGCAATACCAACAACAGGCTGAATTAGTAGTTCTAATGACTTAACTCTATCCTGTAAATCTTTAATTGTTTTTTCATAATCGTTCATAAATCACCTCAATTACACTTAGAAAAACCGCAACTGACGCAAGTAACACAGCCATCCATCAATATTAAAGATTTGGTATTACATGACGCGCATAGCTCAGCATTCTTTAAACCTTTTTCACCTACTTCTTCTTTCTTAGCTTCTAAGTACGCTTGCTGATGCTCATCCACTTCAACTTTAATCACGCCCGTTGCAACTAAATGTTGCTCGATAACTGTTCCTATCTCAGCCACCAGCGATGGCATATACACACCACCACGTTTATAGTAGCCACCTTTCGGGTCAAAGACATTCTTGAGTTCTTCTACTAAGAAAGTAGAGTCACCACCTTTTCTCCACACTGCGGACACTAAGCGTGTTAATGCAAGTACCCACTGAAAGTGCTCCATGTTTTTAGAGTTGATAAACATTTCGTAGGGATGACGCTCGTCACCGTTAAGCACCATATCGTTAATCGTGATATATAGAGCGTGCTCAGACTGAGGTGTCTTAATCTTATAGGTCGTCCCTTGCAGATACTCTGGTCTGGGTAGTAGCTCGTGCATCTTCTCTACATCTACAGGCATTTCAGTTGTCAAGGAATCCTTGACAACTACTTGGTATCCTGTAATCTTCTTATCTATTGTGTATGTCATACTTACCTCTGATGTCTTATGTCATTAAAGATGGGGCGTTGTTCTTTGCACTTGTCGCACTCACGATACCCCCGACTTTGATACACCCGCCAATGGGCGTGCTTACAATTCACTGCGCTAGGCACAGGCGTTACTGCTTCTACCTTTTTAACTTTGTCCATAGTATCCTCATTGATAAGCCAATAAACCCTACATAGGCAACAAGTGCCACCCAATCATCTAAGGTCATTGTCATCCCCTTTTGTGTATTCCATTGCAAATAAAACTACAGTGATTGCAATCACTGTCCAATAAATTAACTCAGCCATCGAGTACCTCCTGCTCTTCCATCGCTCGGAGCATCAGCTTGAGTTGCTGTATCTCTGCGAGCAGTTTTAGTTTTACTTTCTTAAGTTCTTTCTTGTTTTTCTGCGCCATCTCAAGGCGTTTAAACATTTCGTCTTTAGTCATCTCGTCACCATATTACCTTGTACATCACGGGTTAACTCGTACACTCCGTATAGCTTACCATCCCTCAAAATAAATTCTCCTATGTTGGTCTTAATGATTTCGTGGTGGTGTCTGTGATACCCAAACCCTGCC